CTGTATTAGAACTCCATATATCAAGTTTTAAAGTAAGTTTGTAAGGCACAGGCATCACTCTATCTACACTTACTAAATCTCCTTGAGTATGTGTATCTTCACCTGTATCTGGATCAAATAATCTTTCTCTAATTCTTACTTTATCAACTAAGAACGGATCTTGCACTCTTTCTCTGTCATATTGTAAGGCGCCTACGTACACAGACATAGCAGGAACAGCATTTAATGTGCTTTCACTATTGTTCTTTAAAATACTAGCTACTTGTCTACTAGAATCTCCATAGTAAACAGGGACTCTCTGCAATGCTATGACACCATTCCTATTGGCTCCAAATTCAACTTGTAGATTTGAAACTATTCTGATAAATTGTGAGATAAATCGGCGTACTTGTCCGTCATAAAAAAAATCTTGAAGCATTAGTTATCTGCCTTTGGTTTAAGAGCTTTGCTAATAGCAACACGTTCAGGTCTCACTGTTCCTGCTGCATCAACCCAAGTCTTCTTATTGTTTACAAATTGACCTAGTCCACTTATATTGTTTGTGCCAGGGGTAGTATCAGTTCTTACAGCATCTTCGACTTTATTCCATCTACGTCCATCAAATCTAAATAGCCTATTAGGAAAATAATCTAAACGTAAGAAATAGTCACCTTGCAATGAATTACTAGGAAATTCAATGCCACTGCTTACAGGCAAACCATTTGGTGGAGTGCCATCGCCACTATTGTAAGCTGCATATTTTGCTACACTAGTTAAAGCCACTTCATCGGCTGTAGTAACTGATGAATCTGCTCCCACACCTGAAGTTTGATCTGCGCTATTAGTTCCAGGAGGATCAGCTGGTTTATTATTAGGCAACACAGCTTTTGTATAAATTCTACTTACATCAAAACCGCTTTTTGGTACATCTTCTTGAGCTTGTGCTATAACAGCATCATTAATATCGCTATATTTGGCCAAGGTGCTTAGATAATCACTAATAGGCGCAGAGTTAGGATTAAGTGGGTCACTTAAAATATTATTAAGTATATCTTTGTATTCTTGGCTATCTGTCATTGGATTTAGTTTTACACGCCATAAATGTGGCCACCAGGTAGGTGTAAATCCTTCGGAAGCAAATTGTGCGTCACTTACTACAAAAAAACGTTTTAGAGCTATTGGTATGGTGTTATCTAATGCATTATAGTCAGTAAGATGTTGTAGTTCTAAAACATCCCCGTTAATTAATTTTCTACCAAGATTAGAAACCATATCGTTAATATGGAACACCATAAACAATGTGCCAGTTTGTAGAAATAGTCCAAATTGGCTTAGATCAAAGCTATTATCTTGTACTTGATAGATTCCACGCATAAGATATACTGATGAATCGTATTTTCTATCACGGTTTTCTAAAAATAATAAATCTTGTATGTTTTGTACACTTTGATTTTGATAAATTGGGGTAGTAGGACTGGCATCGTCTGCGATTGGATTGTTAGTACCAAGATACTTATGGCACAAAATTCCTGTTCCTCCCAATGTAAACATTTCGCTTATACGGCGATCCATAAACTTATAGTCATTGCTATGAATATTATTTTTCCAAAGTGATAAGCGTGGCACAGTAAATTCCTATTATTTTATATTTAGCGGACGCCAAAATTGACTTAAATTAGCAAAAGCTATATAATAAATTATGAGTGCATTTAATTCATTAGCAGATTGGCCAGCTATAGATCAGCAAATTAGGCGTAACTTATGGGCCATGCACAATCTTACTAACAAGCGTCAATTAGATATAATGTACAGAAACCTTGAAGAAAGTGTTGATAAATTAAGCAGATTAGACGTAGATAGACGGCGCCACGGACACTCTATACATTACAACGAACAATTAGCAAAAGTGCAAGAAGAATTAACACATTTGCAACAATGGCTCGTTTTTGCAACATTACTTGACGAAAAACCAAAAGAGTAGTATAATTATATTTTACACAACTCAAGGAGCTTAATATGGCAACTGCACAAAGCATCAAAGCACCCAAAAAATCTGCACCTAAAAAACGTGACCCGTTATTTGCTGATGAAAAATATACAGGGCGCGAGCCAGTTTGGGATACAGAACGTGCAGCCGCAATGTCTCAAGAAGAATTTGATCATAACCTCCGTAAGTCGTTTACATATTACAATTATTTTTATAGCGCCAAAGACTTAAAAAAGTATGTAGTTGATTGGATGAAGGAGCACTACAGTAAGTCCGATGTCAGCCGTTTTATTCGTAGCAGTGACCGTATACTACCTATTACTGTGTGCAGCTTAATTAAGGCTCACAAGCAGGGCATGCCGCTGCGAGAAAAAGAATTAAGCTATGTTAAAGATCGCATAGATGAAATCTTAGGCAGTGAAATACCCGACGAACCTGTGCAAGCTCAACATATTGTAGCACCTAGTGCCGTAAAAACTATTCAGGACAGACTAAACGAAAAAACCAGCGAGCATTTAGCACACTTTGAAGGTTTGTATGATGAGGTTGTCGCTGGCGGCACGGTAGATCCTAAAGCTTATGATTACCTAGTGAGTAATGCTGTACCACAAAGCCAAATTAAGAAATTTGAAGAATTGTTCATGGCTCGCAAAACTGAACTAGGCGAAGCACTTGGACGAGCCGACGAGCAGATAGCCGAAGCTTATAAGCATTACAAAGCGTCCGACTATAAACGTCATCATGCATTTATACAAAATATATTGGATGCACTAGACCAATATCGTAATGTTAAAAAAGCCACTAAAAAGGCCCGTGTCAAACGTGCTCCTAACAAAGAAAAAGTCGTTAGTAAGTTAAAGTACATGAAGGAAGAAAAGACACTAAAACTTGTGTCTATCAATCCTGTTGATATTGTAGGTGCCCAAGAGCTATGGGTGTACAACACTAAAACTCGCAAGCTATACAAATATGTAGCAGATAGCGTAACTGGACCTTTAGGTATTAAAGGCACTACAATTACAGGATATAACGAGACTACGTCTATAGGTAAAACTTTACGTAAACCCGAAGAAAAGCTCAAGGAATTCTTAAAAGCAGGCAAGATACAACTACGTAAATTTTTAGAAGATATAAAGGCTACTGAAACTTTAGCTAACGGGCGTATTAACTCTGATACTATTCTACTTAAAGTTCAATAAATATATTGAACAAAAGAGAATAGTACATGCCAGTAACAGTCCCATATACACCAATAGCAGACACAGGTTATACATCAAATAACAGTATTCCTAGCGGTAATCTTTATAATCCAATTACTGGAACAGGCACAGGAACTATTGCTTATGATGATTCTTGGCTAGATTCAGTTAATCAAAAACGTAAAGAAATTACAGATTATATCCGTTTGCGTTTAGCTGATGGTATTGTTGATGTAGAACTAGACAAAGAGCATTACGATTTAGCTATTAATCAAGCACTAATTAAATATAGACAACGTGCTCAAAACAGTCAAGAAGAAAGTTATGCGTTTTTAGACTTACTACCAGAAACTCAAGAGTACATATTACCTAAAGAAATTATGAGTGTGCGCCAGATTTTTAGGCGCGGTATTGGTAGTGTTACAGGAACTACAGCTAGTCAGTTTGAACCTTTTGCCTCCGGCTATTTAAACACTTATATGTTAGTGGCAGGTAGAGTAGGCGGTTTAGCTAACTACGAATTGTTTACTCAATATCAAGAGTTATCAATGCGTATGTTTGGGGGTTATATGAATTTCACATTTAATCCTGTAACTAAAAAACTTACAATTATACGAAAAATTCCTTTCGCTGGCACTGGCAACGTTACTAGTAAAGTAGAAAGCGTACTGTTATGGATTTATAATTATAAACCAGATAGTATGTTGTTAAATGATCATATGGTGTTTCCTTGGTTGCAAGAATATGCATATAGTTTTGCTAAACGAATTGTCGGCGAAGCTCGCGAAAAGTTTAATACAATCGCTGGCCCACAGGGCGGCACAAGCTTGAATGGTGCAGCATTGAAAACTGAAGCTCAAGCTGAAATGGATTCTTTAGAGCAACAACTTAAAGATTATGTAACAGGTATAGAACCTTTAACAT